ATTCAACCTGCGGTGAATTTCCCACCAATGACGGCGAAATATTTATATGAACGATTTACCGAACACATCAAAGATCAAGAAATCATTAACATCTATGATCCGTCTGCTGGTTGGGGCGGTCGTATACTCGGCGCTATGGGTGTTAGGGATGATCGTAGGATTCATTATATTGGTACTGACCCTAATCCTGATAACTTTTATATCGATGGGGGTGGCAATAAGTATGAGTCTCTCGCTGATTTTTACAATACCAAAACTTATAGGGGAAATCCATTCTTTTCCGAAACAAATACTTATGAAGTCTTCCAAGACTGTGCAGAAGATATCCACCTCAACCCCGACTTCAAAAAATACAAAGGAACATTTGATTTGGTATTCACCTCGCCGCCGTATTTCAATCGAGAGGCGTATTCAGATGATGAGAACCAATCGTACAAAAAATATGGGACCTCATATAATTCGTGGCGACACGGATTCTTAGCACCAACACTTGAAACATGTGTAGAATATCTTCGCCCTGGGCGGTATTTATTATGGAATGTTGCAGACCTTTTGGTGAGCGGAAAATACTTAACTATTGAGAAAGATAGTATTGATATATTACAGTCTTTGGGTATGATATATAAGTATACATTAAAGATGGCATTAGAAGGAATGCCAGGGCAAAATAGAATAGGTGAAGACGGAAAGCCTAATTGTAAGAATTTTTGTAGGGTAGATGAAAGATATTTGAAATATGAACCAATTTTTGTGTTCTACAAGGAGATAAGATGATGAGAAAACTTGCGAAGTTGGAATATGTTTGGTTGGATGGTAATGAAGAAAAGAGAATTAGAAGTAAGACCAGATATATCTCTATTGATTTTGGAGATGAAGATGATCCAATGCCTTTTGATGGGGTAATGCAACAAATTCCCCAATGGTCGTTTGACGGATCCAGCACAAATCAAGCCGATGGTTCGAGTAGCGATTTGATTATTAAGCCAATTCGCTTCTTTGGTAATCCTTTTTCTGCCAGACAACCAAATAGCATTTCTTACATTGTCTTATGTGAAGTTTTTAACCCCGATGACAGTCCGCACGAAAGTAATATGAGGGCGAAGTTAAGAGAAAATCTAAACGAATTAGAAGATCCCAATGATATTTGGTTCGGCGTTGAGCAAGAATATGTATTTATGAATTCGAGTTCAGTTTCTGGATGGCCAGAAGAAGGAGAACCAGAAGCACAGGGAAATTATTATTGTGGTATTGGTGGTGATGTTATTACTAATGCTCATCGTCAAGTTGTTGAGACACATGCACATTTTTGCATTCAATCTGGAATTAATTTAAATGGCACTAATGCAGAAGTTATGAAGTCTCAATGGGAATATCAGATTGGTCCTGCTTCTGCAATTTCGTGTGCAGATCAACTTTGGGTTTCTCGTTATATTTTAGATCGTTTAGCGGAAGTAAGAGACATGAGCATTAGTTATGATCCAAAACCAGTTGACGGTGATTGGAATGGTTCTGGTTGTCATATAAACTTCTCTAATAGGTTTATGAGGGAACACGGCGGAAAGGATTATATTGATTCTGTCTGTGAAACTCTTAAAGAAAACCATGATAAGCATATTAAAGTCTATGGTATAGGAACTGATAAGAGATTAACAGGAAAGCACGAAACTGCGAGCATCAAAGACTTTACTTGGGAAGAGTTAGATAGAGGCTCCTCTATTAGAATCCCATCGGCTACTATTAACAATGATTATAAGGGACATCTTGAAGATCGCAGGCCTTCTGCAAACATTGATCCTTATGAAGCGTTTCTTGCCATTGTTGAAAGCGTGTCTTCTGTGAAGCAGGAGGCATTAGCAGTTTCGGAATAAAACATGCTTAAATCAACCCTATCTAATATTTCATATGAAAATTATATGAAAGATTCATTGCTAGTGTTATCTAAACATTTCGTAGTTAAATCTTATAAGAGAGCAAATAGTGATGATTGGCCAGCATTCGAGAAAGGCAGAGACATTCGTATTCAAATTCAATGGAAAAAAGATCCTATCTATGAATTTGTCACTGACCGAGACTTTTGGCACCAGACAAACACAAATAAATTAGACAGAGAGTGGATGAAAAATTGGGCAGATTTAAAAATTAATATGTTCAAAAATGCTATCATAAAGAAGAAAACCAATGGCGATTAAAGATTGGGGCATATGGAACTATTTGAAAAAGTGGTATGGTGAAAATAGTTACAATGCTGCAAAAGATTTGATTATATCAAAAGAGGAGAAGGACTCTACGATAAGGAAAAGGCATCCTTCGTTATCGTGGGAAAGTCTTGCCATCTTTAGGCTTCTTTTTCGACTTGAGGAAGTGGAAAGAAGTGTTCGTCAGGTGCAATTTTCTTTGAAAGAACAAAGGAAACAACAACACAGAGGAACCTTCAGAGTGGTTGATGAGAATGGAGATTATATTAAATATTATAGGGGCGATATTGTAAATTATGATAATAAGACATACCTTGCTAACAAAAATATCTCTTCAGGAATGGGACCACTTCATGAAGATGCTGGATGGAAAGAGATAACACCAGAAATTGTAGAGGGTGGAGAATTTAATTAGGCAGTATTGAATGATACTTATTGATAATAATCAAATAATGATTGCTTGTATATTTCAAGCAATGAAGAATAATGAAACTGAAATGAGCGTCTTCCGTCATTTGGTATTAAACTCATACCGAATGTATAGAAAGAGATTTCATAAAGAGTATGGTGAACTGGTAATATGTAATGATACCAAAAATTATTGGAGGAAAGATATATTCCCAGATTACAAATTAAATCGAAAAAATAAAATGAAGAAATCTAGCATTGACTGGGATCATGCTTTTTCAATGTTAAATTCTTTGATGAAAGAACTAGAAGAGGTTTTGCCGTATAAGATTGTACAGGTAGATAGAACTGAGGCTGATGATGTGATTGCAATTCTGTCCCGCGTTTCTCTTGACGAAAAAGTAATGATTGTTTCTAGCGATAAGGATTTTCAGCAACTTCTCAAATATCCCAATGTAAATCAGTACAGCCCATTCAAGAAAGAATTTATTGTTTGTGATGATCCTGAAAGATTTCTGATAGAACATATCATTCGTGGAGACTATTCAGACGGAATACCAAATATTCTTTCTGATGACGATGCAATTATTAATGAAGAGAAGAGACAAACACCATGCAGGTCCAAGAAGATTGAAGAGATATTTCAAAATCTTGGTGAGTGGTCACAAAAAGAAGAATGGAAAAGAAATCAAACATTGATTGATTTAGATTTTATACCAGAACAATATGAATCTGCCATATTGGAGGCATATCAAAAAGAACCGAAAGGTAAAAGAAGTAAATTGTTAAACTACTTTATTGAACACAGGCTAAAAAATCTTATGGAGTATATAGAGGAATTTTAAATGTCAAAGAAAAAGAAAAATGCTAATAAGCCTTCAAAAATTGATGAGGAGGATTATCAAGATCTTAAACCAAGAAAATTAAAAAAATCTAAGAGAAGATCAGAAAGGCACTGGAATAAAAAACTTCTTGATGATATAACAAGAGGAAGACTTGATGAACATGATTATGAATACTTCCAAGAATAATGGAGAAAGCGATGATTACAAAAGTTAATAATATGAAACTGTCCAAAGAAACATTTTCGATTTTAAAGAATTTTTCTACTCTTAATTCGAATTTGCTGGTGAAAGAAGGCAATGAGATAAACACAATCACACCAGCAAAGAATGTGGTTGCACAAGCGAAAGTTGCGGAACAGTTTCCTATTGAGTTTGGTATTTGGGATATGAATAAATTTTTGGGAACAGTATCTTTGTTTGATGATCCCGAATTTATATTCGGTGAAAAGTCAGTAAAGATTAAAGGGAATAATGGTGGAACTGTTTCTTACTATTATTCTGAGCCATCTCTTCTCACAACACTAAAGAAGGAAATTCAGATGCCAGAAGTTGGGGTTGATTTCCAATTAACAGAGAATGAATTTAATGATCTTCTTAAGGCTGCATCTGTCCTTCAACTTCCTGATTTGTGTGTTCGTTCAAACGAAGAGAAGGGGACTATTGAGTTAGTGGCTTTGGATAAGAAGTCTTCGACCACCAACAATTACATGATTACTGTTGGTGAGAATCCTAACTTAGAAGATTCGTTTGAATTCTATTACAGGATTGAAAATTTGAAATTGCTTCCTGGCGAGTACACAGTTTCGATCTGTAAATCGATTGTGAGTAGATTTGTTCATAAGAAGTATGATTTAATTTATTATGTTGCATTAGAGGTAGATTCCTCTTATCGAGAAGGTTGAAATTTGTGTTAAATGAGTTAGTGAAAGAATATTTGTGGGTGGAAAAATATCGCCCACAAACTATTGAGGAATGTGTTCTTCCCAATATGATAAAGAAAACATTCGAAGATATGGTTTCTTCGGGCGAATCTCAAAATCTATTGTTATCTGGAAAGGCTGGTTGTGGAAAAACAACGATTGCAAAAGCATTGTGTAATGAGTTGGGTTCAGATTGGATTTTGATAAATTGTTCAGAGTCAGGAAATATTGATACTCTTCGAACAACAATTAAAGATTTTGCTAGCAGTGTTTCTTTGTCTGGAGCCAAGAAGGTGGTAATTCTTGATGAGTTTGATTATAGCAATGCTCAAAGTATTCAGCCTGCTTTGCGAGGAGCGATTGAAGAGTTTGCAAAAAATTGTAGGTTCATTCTTACTTGCAACTATAAGAATCGAATTATAAAACCCATTCACTCTCGATGTACAAACATTGAATTTAGTATTCCAACTAAAGAAAAGCCACAACTTGCTTCTGAATTTCTTTCTAGAACTAAATTAATATTGGATCAAGAAGAGATTCCATATGAGGAAAAGGTTTTGGTTGAACTAATCATGAGGCATTTTCCTGACTTCCGTAGAACATTGAATGAATTGCAAAGGTATTCGATATCAGGAAGTATTGATGTTGGAATATTAACTCAACTTGGTGAAGTTGAAATTAAAGATCTGATGAAAAATATGAAAAATAAGGACTTTGCAAGTGTGAGAAAATGGGTTGTTCGTAATTTAGACAACGATCAAACTCAAGTGTTTCGAAACATATACGAGTACCTTAATGAATATGTAATATCACAAAGTATCCCTGCTATAATTTTAATTCTTGGAGAATATCAATATAAGGAAGCGTTTGTAGCAGATACAGAAATAAATACTACAGCATGTTTGATTGAAATTATGATGGAGGCTGAATTTAAATGAAAAAAACAAAAGCAGAAGGTGATCACATCCTTATTGAAAAGGTTGATTACGAAGAAGAACAAACTACAGAGAGTGGAATTATTATTAGAAGAAGTCAAATTCTTGACAGTTCTTTTTGTGAATCAAAAATAATTTCTATGGGCCTAGGCCTTCCTCTTATAAACGGAGACATACCAGAAGTGTCTTATAAGGAAGGCGATACTATTCTTTATGATGCTAGATCAAGGATAGGAATGCATGAGGAGTTTGATGTTATTCGAAGAGAACATGTAATAGCGGTAGTAGAAAAAGATGAAGTTGGGTGATTTTTTAACAGCAATTAATTATTCTAAAGAATCATTATTTGATACGGAAGATGAACTAGTAGAAAAGGAATATGTTCCTTTTATTATTAATCGTTGCCTTTCTTATTTTCCAGACACCATCTTACATGCAAACGAAATGAATAAACTCAGCCATCTAGAAAAGAGGTTGCAGTTTGATTATCTACAGAATTCAATTCGGAAGAGAAAAAGATATAGTAAATGGTTAAAAAATGAAGAGTCTAAAGATTTGGAATTGATAAAGAAAAATTTTGGATATTCAAATCAAAAGGCAAAGGATGCCTTGTCTATACTATCAAAGAAAGATATTGAGAGTATCAAAAAAGTAGATCCAAAGAAGTGAAAATATGCCATAACATAAATAAAATGAACCCTGTGAAGAAGGGGATAAAATTATAATGAAAGTGGGAACATCATGGAAGAAATTGAAGATATTTTTCAGGGATTAGGAATTGAGATAGAATTACCAAAAGAAGATGATTTTTTAAAAGTTAAAGAAACTCTCACTCGCATAGGCGTTTCCTCCCGAAAAGAAAATAAATTATATCAGTCCTGCCACATCCTCCACAAAAGAGGAAGATATGCTATTATGCATTTCAAAGAGTTGTTTTGTTTAGATGGTTTAGATTCAGACATAAGTGTAAATGATATTGCAAGAAGAAATACTATTGTAAAACTTCTTAAAGAATGGGGACTTGTAGATGTATTGGAAGATGAGGAATATCATGAGCCTCAAGTGAGTGTTGCACAAATTAAAATACTTCCGTACAAAGAAAAAGAAGATTGGGAATTGATTCCCAAGTACCATATTGGTGGTGGCAGAAACTGATTATGTTTATTTTTTATTATGAAACTACTGATTAAATTTCCAACAAGAAACAGACCAGAAAAATTTAAACATGTCTTAGAGAAGACTATTAATTATTCTTCTGGTAACAATCATCTTCGTTTTGTTATTAGTATGGATGAAGATGATCCTACTATGAATACTTTTGAAATGCAAAAGTGGTTGCGTGAATTAGATGCTGATTTGGTTTATCATTATGGTAACTCAAAATCAAAAGTAGAAGCATGTAATGCTAATCTCGAAGGAGAAAAGGCAGATATTATTATTTTACTGTCTGATGATATGGTTCCTTGCTTTGAAGGATTTGATGAACTTATAGTTGAAGGAATGAAGGAACACTTTCCAAACATGGATGGTGCGATTAAATTTCACGATGGGTTGCGCCCACCAACCGATTTTTTAATGACACTCCCTATAATAGGCTGGAAGTTATATGAACAGATGGGTCATTTATATCACCCATCATATACTTCTCTTTATTGTGATAATGAAATGACAATTATTTGTATGTCTTTAAACAAATTAGCGATTTCTCCTGTTTGTTTATTCAGACATATGTGGACATCTCAACCATTCGACGAATTACATGCTCGAAATGAAAATGTAGAAATGTATGAAAAGGATGGGAAAGTATTTCAAGAGAGGAAAAATAAGAACTTTGATTTAGATAAGATTTCTTTGTGATGAATAATGTAATTTCATATTGTTTATTTGAGCCTCTGGTAATGCACGCACATAGGACATGGGATCCAAACAGATTGGATTCTCAGAGGTATTGGTATAACATACCTAGTTTACTTATTGCTAATTCAATACTCTATCCAAAGTTTGAAACCGTATTTTATGTTAGTCATTCTACACAATATCATCCACAGTTTAATATATTAAAATGTTCGAATGCCAGAATAGAAATAATCGATAAAGAATTTCAAAAAACATCTGAACCTATGCTCTGGAGAATGTTTCCTTGTTGGGATTCAGATGTTGATTGTTTCTTTACTAGAGATGTCGATTCTCTTCCGAATAGGGAAGAGGTACAGTGTACACATTTCTTTACAGAAAATGATCAGTATCATATCCAAACCATTCGTTCACACGAAAACCATTATCACGAACAGGGATGTGATATGTTAGGTGGGTTGTCTGGATTTAAACCTAAAAAGATACCAAACTTACCGCAATCCTTTGATGACTATTATGCAAACAGAAGTAATTTGCCCTGGGCACAAGATCAGTTATTGATGGTAAACACTTTCATTTATTCTCAAGAATCGGAGTATACTAGAAATCATTTTCTAGATTGTCCTATTAATAATCAATCAAGACCAGCCATGTTTCCATGTAAACAAATTAAAAAAAGTGATTTGATTGGTGTTGAGTTAAATGAACAACAAGAGATGGTTCTATCTTTAATAGAAGATATGAAATTGTCAACATGGGCGGGTGAACCCTGTGACGCGAGAGGGAGATTCATGGAATTGATGTTGGAAACAGATAATGATGTTGCTAAGAACATAAGAGAATTTCTTTGAGAATATACAGAAATAGCCAATGTCATAAGGGTGATACTTTCCGCGAACTCTTAGAAATGTGGAGGGAGTCTGGTTATTGTGAAGTGATAGAAAGCGAAGATCGCTTTTGTTGGGCAAATGAAATAGGTGATATTCTTTTATATGAATATGCAAGATTTGATTTTATGCCAGAAAGGTGGAATCATGCGTTATTTTCGAACATGCAAATGGATTGTGAAAATTGTACTCCTTGGATTTTTTGGGCTAGACATCCTCGCAAGTTAGAAAGAGAAATACAGATTGGAATAAAACCATACGATAAACGAGAAATTGAATCTGTGTTTTTGGGCAAGGTGGAAAATAATATTCAATTAAAAAGCAGAGTCCAACATGATTGGTCTTCGTGTATAGAAAGTTTTAGTATGCCTATTCTTATTGGAGATTCGCAAAGTTATCCATACACCCAAGAAGAATATTTGAGGACGGTAAAAAGTTCAAAGTTTGGACTGGTTCTTCCTGGCTATGGACCAAAATGTAATAGAGAAATTGAATACTTGGGATTAGGAACCGTACCAATTTATGCCGATGGCTGTAGTTTAGATTTTTACAACTCAATGAAAGAGGGTGTTCATTATTTAAGAGCCAGTTCTCCAGAAGAAGTAAAAGATATAGTAGACAATACAAGTAAAAATGAATGGGAAATTCTATCAAAAACTGGTAGAGAGTGGTACGATACTAACTGTTCAAGAAAAGGTTCTTTCAACACCACACAGAGGATTCTAGAGGATATTAAGCATGGGTGACATCACAGTAGTAATAAGTGTGTGGAAAAGAAACACCTTGGAAGAGCAGTTGATTGCTATCCAAAATCAAACAGCCGATGTTGATTCTGTATATGTGTATCAGAATGAATCTCACTTAGATGTAAATTCTCTCAAGGAACAATATGGTTTTAAGCATGTTCATTCAAGAGATGTTAATTTTAAATTTCATGGAAGGTTTGCACTTCCTCTTCTTTTTGATACAAAATACACTGCGATATTTGATGATGACACCATTCCAAGAAAAGGATGGCTGGAACATTGTAAGAATTTATGTGATGAGAAACATTGTATAGTTGGAGCAAATTGTAGAAATTATAATGGTTCTGGATATGGTATCTGCGATGGAATTTTCAACGAAGAGCCAATCAAATGTGATATAGTTGGACATTGTTGGTTCTTTAAAACCAAATGGATTCATCATATGTGGAGGGAAAAGCCATTTACATATGAGAACGGAGAAGATATTCATTTCTGTGCATCGTGTCAGATACATGGTGGAATAGATTCATATCTTCCCACACAACCATACGAGAATCCCGATGTGTGGGGAGATTCAAATCCAGTATTAGGAGCAGATGAAGTTGCTACATGGAGAAGAGAAGATCATAATTCTATTCGAAATCAATTGTATGAATATTGGATGTCGAAAGGATGGAAAGTTAATCAATGAATAATTTTTACAATTATGTTATTCAACAGTTTCCTCCAGATTGGGGATTTGGCAACAGAATGTTATTCTACAATAATCTTAGGCAGATTTCTGCTAAGAGAAAATACAATTGGTGTTCTGTTTCTTGGGATGGATATCGCCATTTTGATGGCGATCTTTTAGGGAAAGTAAGAGAATCAAAACATTTACCAATGTTATCGACGATATCTGTTTTAGATCCTTGCCTTGGTGAGTACTTTTTTCAATGGAGAACAATTCCCACAAGAGAAATTTTTAAACTAAAAGAGCCAATACAAATCTCAGAAAAAACTTCTGCGATTCATTTTCGGGGTACAGATTTTTTTGGTTGGAATCCTAGTGCTGTATTAAATTCTGAATACTATATGAATTCTGTGAAAGAGATAGAAGAAGAAGTTGAAAAGTTTATATTGTTTACTGATGATGAAAACCTTCCATCGTATCAGAAAGTAAAATCATATTTTGATAGCAATAAAATAAACTACAGTGTAGGACAAAATACAAACAACAGGTCCAATTACATAGGTGATTTTAAATTGATGTCAGAATGTGATTATATCATTTCCAGCCCTTCTACTTATTGTATATGTGCAGGATTTATAGGGAAGGAAAAGAAAATAATTCATTCCGAAACATGGTTAAATAATCGAAAAAATACAGGTGACAAGTTTTGGGTTGATCTGTATAATGGTGGAAACAATGACTATAAACTTTGGAGAATGATATGATATACTTGAAAACATATTTTTATGTAGAGCATGAGATAAAATTTCTCATAATGAATCTATTAGAAGCCTATGATCATATTGATAAGTTTATCATATGTGAACACAATAGAACTCATACTGGTCAACCAAGAGATTTTATTTTCGAAAACCACAGGGAAGATTTTCCTTCAGAGTTTGTTGATAAGATACTCTACCTTCCTTGTGATATAAGTGATCATACAGTTGAGGCGTATGATAACGAAGATGATATTCACAATATCAATGAGCCTGTTATGAGAAGTTGTTTTATGAAAGAAAAAAGTTTTGATGATAACGATATCATTGTTTCGGTTGATGCAGATGAAATCATTTATGGCGAGGCGTATGATTACATCAAGAGAGAAGTTGAAGCGAATGATGTGATTCGATTAAATCTTTACCAATTTTTTTATAAGATAAATTATCTTTGGGAGGGCAAAGATTTTACCTCTCCAATTGCAGCCAAGTATAAAGTTTTTCGTGAAAGATTTCCTTGTAATTGGAGAGATGTAGGTAAAGTTGTTCATAATAAAGTGGGTTGTCATTTTTCTTGGTGCATGAAACCAGAAGAGATGGTTTATAAATTACATACATATAGTCATCCAAGATACCGATTTTGTGCTGACGAAGATCTTTTAAGAAAAGCAATAGAAAATAAAGAGTATCCATTTGACCCCAGTGTGGACTTCTCTATTCGAGAATTAGAATTAGATGATGAGGTATTACCAACATGCTTAAGAAGTCAGTTGCCATACTTGGAAAAGGCCCTAGCGTAAAGCGATGCACAGAGAAATTCATTGACAAGTTTCAAACTGTTGTTGCTTGTGGTAGGCCTATTTTTGAAGGATATGAAACATATGTTGGCAACCGCGCCCACTATGATTATGCTAACAGAACGGCTACTCCTTATACAACAGAACAAATAAGAGAATTGGGTATTAGATCGACCGTTGATACTGGATCGGGAACAGAGATAAGAGAAAATTTTAAGTATAAAGATTTAGATCCCTCAACAGGAGTTCTCGTATTTCATGAATTTGTTACCAAAGAATATGATGAAATAGCCTTAATAGGATTTGATTTATTTCAGACAAATGAAAAGATGTATTACTTTGAGAATAAAGAATTTGATTCTAAATTACAGTGGTTGTGGGAGGATGGCACATATGACGAAGAAGGAAAGTTAACAATAGTAAGTGGACATAACAC